GATCGGTCTCGTCAAGAACTGCGCTGCGAGTCTCTGGTATCTCGGCCATGGTGGTCTCCTTGTGGTTGGTGGATCGGATCATGCGCATGTCGTAGAGCGTGTCGCTCCCGCGCCCAATGCCGACCGTGGGATCTGCTGGCACGGTGACGATGCTGACTTCGTACGGACTCCAATCGGTTGCGGTAAAGATCTTTGTGTGTGTATCTTCTTCGAGTACATTGACGCGATAGGCGAGCGACACATTGCGCAAGCCGCCGTCGATCATGGTTTGCACTTCCGCAGCGCGCCCGGTCTCAAACAGGGCGGCATCGACCATCAGCCGCCCGCCTGAGATTTCGGCCTTCGTGATCATGCCAATGGGATCGTTGATGTCATGATTGAACAGCAGCGGCATGGCGCCATTGGCCGCGCGGTCGAGCTTCACCGCATTTTTGGCATGCGACAGGATTTCCATGCCGTACCAGCGCTCAACGGGATATTCGGAGGAGGCCGCAAAGTGCAAGGTGCGCCCCTTCCCGTCCGTCTTGCGGATCTCGAACAGATCGTTGGTCAGGAACCGGCGGAATAGTTCTTTTTGTCTGATCAGTTCGTCAGGCATTGGACCTCCTCAGTGTGCGCAACATCTTTTCGGCCGTCGTCACGGCGGGGTCCGTCTCCTCCGTCGTCTCCTCTGGCGGAGTCGGTGCAACAGGCGGCGCGGGAATCTCCACCGTGGATGGATCGGTCGTAAACAGCAGTCCGGCTTCGCGCATCAACTTCAATTCGTGCGTCCGTTCCTTCAGCACATCTTCCAAGTCTCGTCCGCTGCCCGTGAGCGTGATGACATCGGAGACGGTGGTGAAGCCGGCGCGAATGGCTTCCTTGTAGGCTTCGACTTCCTTCGTCGGATCGACCCAGCTCCAGCCGCGCGGCTTGAAGCGTACCGCTTCAAAGTCCTGGGGCCTGGCCGCATAGGCCGCGAGCGGAATGGTGGTGAGTGCGCCAGACAAGACGGCCTGCTGCATCCAGACGCGGTGGATCTCCTGGCGGAAGTCCCGAATGAACCATTGCTGCAAGGTGCGCCAGAGATCCCGGTCATCGATCAAGGCGAGCCGCGAGGAGGAGTAATTACTTTGGGAATAGTCCCGACTCAGACTTTCATAACTGCTGCCCACGCCCGCCGCCACTTCGCGGAGCATCATCCGCATGAAGGGGTCCATCTGCGTGTTCGGCCGATTCGGCGCAGCATAGGTGAATTTCTCGCCGGGGTTCAACCGTTCGATGATCGAGGGTTCGAGCTCGGTCTGTACCGAGCCGTCGGCTTGTGGTTCGCCGTACTGCGTCTCCGCGTTCGGCAGTTCGATAAACCCCATGTAGCAGGCGGCGGCACGGGCGGCGGTAATCTCCGCTTCGGTCAAGCCATCCATATCGTTCAATTTGCGAGCCGCCGCATGCATCCAGGGCATCGCGCGCGTTTGCGGCCAGCGGTTGATGACACGCACATGCAGGATCTGCTCTGCCGGGACGCGCTCCACCTTGGAGGTCTGCTCGGCGGTCAGCCGCAGTTCTCCCGGGTGGAGCGTGCGAATGAAATAGGCGACCGGCCCGCCAAAGCGATCGACTTCCACGCCTAAGCGGACGGTATTGGAGGAATTGATCGCGTTTGGCATCGCATCATCGGCAATCCGTTCGGCCTCGATCACTTCAAGCGTCAATGGGATCGTCGAGCCGCCCATGGCCTGAAAGTGCAGGCGGATGAACACTTCGCCGGCCTCAAAGACCTGGCCCATCACGACCCGTTCCAGATCCGCAAAATGCAACCCGCGTCCCGTATGGCAGTGCGATTTATGGCACCAGGGCTCCCACACGGTTTCGATATTGTCGTTGATGCGGGCATTCAAGGCCCCGCGTGAATTCATCACTTGCGCTTGGAGGCCGATGCCTTGCCCTACGATGTTATTTTGCACAATGACCTTAGCGCGATTGGCATAGGGGGCATCACGGTTCAATTGCCGAGAACGGTCCCGCGCCGTGCGCAAACTACTCGACAATTCCGAATCTTCGCTGCTCGTGGCCGTGCCCCAGCCCACGGTGAGGCGCGACTGCTTCGCCATGGCGTAGAGGCGCTGCTGTGTGGCAGGTCGTGCCGGCGAGGGCGGCGTCACCCACTGAACGAAGCGTTGGAGCAGGCGCTCAAACACGCACGAGCCTCACGCCGATTTTTCGTGGATTGATGCCGGTCGCGGCGAGTTGGGCCGCCTGGAGTTCGGCGGCGTAGTCCGCCTTACAACGGTCCACATAGACGATCAAATCTTTGAGATTGTGCTGCGTGTAGGTGCGCCCGTTGAGCGTGACGGTCTGTCCCAACGTCACGGCTTCCCAGGCTTTCAGCGCGTTGTCGTAGGCTCGTTTGACGGGAGAACGCAGATCCGTGCTGTAGTCAATCGTGGCGAGATTCGGGGTGATCGTGAGGGTGCCGGTGCCGACCTGATAGCGTTCCGTCGTCTTCGTGACGTAGGCGGCCCAGCTCCAGAGGCCGGGCGTCATGAGGGCGGATTGGGCCGCCGTAATGGTCGCGGCAAAGCCATCACCGACCGTGGAAGCCGTGACGTTCAGCACGCCCGCGCCCAGTTGCAACCGGAAGGCATAGGTGAGCCCCCAGCCGGCTGAAGCGGGAAAGTCACTGAACGCCCGCGTCCATGCCAGCGTATCGCCGGCCACCGCCTGGACGGGTTCCACGTCACGGATCGGCGCACTCATGGACGCTCACGCTAGCGCGAATTCGCCAGAGCAGCTAGGTAGGATTGTTCAGGAAGAGTGCGAAATCTACTGGAGGGTGGACCCGTGTTTGAGTCCTGCGTCCAATTTGGTCGTCGTGAGCACCCGGAGCGATTCGTAGGGAATGCGGCGATGACCGCCTAAGCGGATGCAATCAATCTTCAGCTCATCCGTCCAGCGCCGGATCGTATTGACATGCATGCCCAAGCGCCGCGCCACTTCTCCGGGCCGATAGCTCCGTTCTTCGGGAAAGAGATCCGCAAAGATGAAGGACATGGGCACCTCCTTTCAGTGCTTCGATGGTCGACGAATTTTGGGTCGAGGCACGTCTAACCGCGCCATATGTGTCCGCGTGATTTTCAGCAGTTCCATCAAATTGTACCAACAGCGTGCACAGTCTTCTCCGACCTGTTCTGATGCTTTAATTGTCTCCCAGAGTTTCTGATTTTCCTCAAACAACTCATCTCGCTCCTTTGCAAGACTCGCGGCCAACGCCTTGAGTCTCAATTGATGCCTTGTACTGACCGCTTTCTTTTTCATCTCTATCTCCAGCCTTTTGTAAACCCGCCGGTGCGGTAGGGGGTGCGGGCTCTCGTGCGGAAGGGATCGACCGCAGGACGTGGATGCAGTGGTGGGGCATAGATGGGTTTGGGTGGTGGCTCGACGGGGGCCGCGGGTGACGTGATCGGGCGCGTCCGGGCGGGCAACTGTTTGGCCAAGGCTTTCAGATTCGGATTCAAAATGGCCAGCGCCGCCATGTTGAGGACTTTCAAATCAAGGGCCTCGTTCCTCGCACGAATTTTTTTGTAGACCGTCCCCTGCAGCACACCCCGCTCGTACTTGCTGCGTTTCTCTTCACTCGCTAACTGCGCGAAATATTCGTCGTCATAGGTCGCGAGATCAGGGAAGTGACAATAGCCTGGGCCGAAGCTCGACAGTTGCAACCGAGCGAAGAGCGTGTCTTTGGCGGTATCAGTCCCGACCGCGAACAAGTTCACTTTGCCGAAATTACTTTTCGTGGGACGGCCTACCAGCGGATGGCCAGGTTGGTTACTGCCCTTGGTGGCGCAGACGCGCTCTTTTTCCCGCGGTTTGACGAACGCATAGGCTTCCTGCGCATGGTGTCCTCCGGTATCGATCGCCAGTTGAACAATCTTCATGGGCACGTCCGCTTCGTGCTGCCACGTCTGCTGCCGCCAGGTGTCGAGCTGCGCCCACACGTCGGGTTGAGCGGGCGACCCGTTGAAGCGTTGATAGTCGATCGACCAGGATTCTTCATCGAGTCCCCAGCCCACGCATTCGCATTCGAGGCGATTGTCCTGCACATCGACGGCCGCCGTCAAGACCACGACGCCCTCCGGGCACGGCGCCGCATAGGCTTCACGCCGCCCGGCCAGCTCGGAGTGATTGAGGTGCTCGCCCATGTCCTCCCAGGTTTCGGCGAGATGCGTATTGATAAAGGTCTGTTGCTGGCCCCGGTCGCGTTTATGAATAATGCGGACCCACTCTTTGGCCAAATACGCCCAGGAATTGACCCAGCCATAGGGCGCATAGAGCGCGTTGAGATGAAACCCTGCCGTGAGCCGCTCGGGATAGGTCGCGACCCAGCGCCCTGCGGCGAGCATCGCGGTCTTGTGGTGTTCGGGGATGTGCGCGAAGCAGGATTCGCATTGATATTGCGCCTGCTCCGGCTTCCCGTCCGGCCATTTCAGCTGGCTCCACCGGAGGATTTGGCTATGCTGACACACGGGGCAGGGCACCTGATAGCGCCGTTGATCGGAGGCCTCATATTCCGGTTCGATCACGCTCGTCTGCTTCAGCACGGGCGTCGAGCACAAGTAAATCTTATGCCGTGCATAGGTGAGCGCGCGCTTCTCCGCCACGGCCACCGGAGGCCCTTCCCCATCGACATCGTAGGGATAGGCGTCCACTTCATCCAAAAAGAGGTACTGCGCCGACATGAAGCGGAGGCCCACGCCACTATTGGCGCCCGTCAAGACCAGCATGCCGCCGAGATAGTCCTTCGCCAGAATCGTATTGCCGGAATCGCGCGAGCGTGCCTCTTTCACCTTCCCTTTGAGCACCGGCACGGTGTCGAACATGGGCTGGATCTTTTGCTTACTGAGTTTCTTCGCCACATCGACGGTCGGTTCCACAATGAGCATGGCGGCGGGGGCGCGATGGACGACATAGCCGATCCAATTCTGACCACAACTGGTGCCGCCGATCTGGGCGCATTTCATAAACACCACGCGCCGCACGGGGGAGAGCGGCGAGAGACAGTCCATGATTTCCCGGAGATAGGGCGTGCGGCTCGTGCGCCACGGCCCCGGCTCGGCGGACCAGGAGGGGAGCAGCATGTGCGCGTCGGCCCAGTCGGCAATGGTTTGGAGCGGATCGGGACGCAGCCCCGCCCGCAGGGCCAGATCGACGAACGAGGCGTCGTCAAGCGCGAGCATTCATAATTCCTTTTTCCATTCTGCCCGCCACCAAGTTACAAATGCGATCCTCTCATCGAGCGAAAGAAGCGAAAAAAGGTGCTTCACCTGTTCGAGCCGTGTCAGCTTTTTCCTGAATCCGGCCTGAATCGCCGCTTGATTGGCCGTCAATTCTCCGCTCGTCACTTTGCGAAAGAGGACGGGATGCTGCCGCTTCAGCCGCCGCAGCGTGTAGGCCTGGGAATTGCCCCGGATAGACTTTCTAACTTCAGTTACATTGTTACGGAGGTCTGTTCTCGTGCCTTGATTCCCCTCAACGCAGGCCGCCTCGAACGCCGCCAGGGTCGCGGGATGGTCGGAGAGCAGCCGCTTGATGAGCGCCGGATCTTCTCCGAGGCCTTCGAGCGGGGCCACGGTTAGAAAATCCACGAACCGCTCATGTTTCACGATCTCGCCAGTCCGAATGCGGCGCTCGCGCCAGAGTTCTTCTCGCAAGACCAAGGCCATCAATCCAGGGATATTCTGAAGGCTGGTCTCCCCACGACGGAGCGCGCCGTCTAATTCGTCCACAATTTGCCCAGCGCGAATTATTTGGCTTGTGCAATCTGCCGATCGATCCATTGTAGTTTCTTTCTTAATTGTTCTTCCGTCATATCTCTTTGCGAGGCTCGATCGATCCTGAAATAATCCTTATAAATGTCCCTATGTGTTTTTCCAGTTAAGTATGAAAATTGACCCACTCGACGACTAATCTTCACGCGCAATTCATTGGCTCGATCTTCCGGTGAGGGCGTACTGGAACGCTCCATGCTCTGTGTGTTGGATGGGGCTTGCTTGGCTTGCGCTAAGACCAGCGCACGAGCGCGGGCGGCTTTCATATCAGAAATACCTACCTGTTGAGCAATCGCCCGAATAAGCTGTGCTTCCTCTTCACTATAAGTTTGTCCTTCAATAATTGCGCCGCCCGGAATCGCCTCTGACGTATTAATGATGGTGACAGTAGAGATAGATCGTTCACCCATCTCCCGGTTTGGCGATTCACCCTCATCTGATTCCTTCAGTGCTTGATCCTGCCATCTGGTAATTTCTTCAGCCATATGTACGAGCCGAGGATCTTCAGGAAGAAAACAAAAGGCTTGTTCATCAAACTCCGTGCCCTGATTCCTCACGATTCTCCCGACTGCCTGACGAAAAAATAATTCCGTCACGGTTGTGGTGAGATAGCAGAGTATCATCAGCCGTTTAATATCGACGCCTTCACTGACCTGTCTGACGGCGACGACCCATGGACGCTGACTGTCGCGGAATTGCGAGACGGTTGAATTTGCCTTTTCATCATCAGACAGCACAATATCCGGCATCATTCCAATGATGCTTTTCAGGACATTTGCTGTGCGTACTGCACGGTCCGCATCGGCACACAGCACCAAGCCTGCCGCTTCTGGCATATCTTTCCTCAAGCTGCATAATTCTTCATGAGCCCGTGCCAAGAATGAGCGGACCCATCGATTGTCTGGGTTGATAAGATACCGTAAGTGATTGTCTGCCTCCTCTTCTGATATGTCTCGATGCACGTCCGCCATCACAAGTTCGCCATCCTTGAGATATTCGACTTGTCCTTTATGTGGAACAAATTTCACGATGCGCACCACTCCATCCCTGATCGCTCGCCGATAATCGTAAATCATATCGGCAATGCAAAAACCCTCATGGTCATATTGCACGAACGGAATTGGGGTACCATCCGTCCTGAATGGTGTTCCGCTTAGACACAGCCGTGAGATACTTGGCTCAAAGGCGCTTTTTATGGCGTCACCCCAATTTCGCTGATCTCCAGCGTGATGGATTTCGTCAAAGATCACCATGGTGGGCTGACGTGAACAGAGATTTCTGAAGAGGAGCGCATTGCTCGCAACGGTTTGATAGGTGGTGACGGCTCCCTGATAATCCGTTTTGAGCGTGCCGCGAA